GAGAAAAAAGCGGTAGAAGTTTTTTTAAAGAAGATTTGTTTTTTATTGACTATGATCAGTTTTATATGTATTGCAAGAATGAGGTGTGGAAAACTCACTCAAAATATTGTTTTATAAAACCAGTTTCAGTTCGTGAATCAATAATCATGAAGCCTGTGAAAGAAGAACCATTGGTGGGTGTTGTCAAGTATACTAACCCTATATTAACAAAACTTGGTGTTAAAGAAAATGATGAGGTGGTGTTTGAGCCAGAATGCGAATATCCATTTTATATAAATGGAGAAAAACTTTACAGAATGTTTTGGAATAATATAACCATGGTATTATGAAATCATCTAAAGATTTAAAATTAGATATAATAAGCGCAGGCAGAGAGGCTGTAGCTCAGTTAATTAAGGTTGCAAAAGAAGATATAATTAAATATGACAAAGACGATGAGATAGCAGCTGATAGATTAAAAAATGCTGCAGCTACAAAAAAACTAGCTATATTCGATGCGTTTGAAATATTAACCAGAATTGAATTAGAAAAAGATTTATTAAACGGAGTAGAAAAAGAAGAGGAAAAATCAAGACAGGGGTTTGCAGAGAGAAAATCAAAATAAACTTTACACAGTAGTTAAGAATCATATATCTAAGCAGTCTATGCTTAAGATGAATCAAAATAAATCTTGGCAATACGGGTATAATCCAAAGCACGATTTAGTTGTAATTAGTAAAGATGGAACTATAGGTGAAATCTATAATATAAATGGCCTGTTAATTGGTCTCCCCAAACCCCCTAAATTAATACATAAAAACTCAAAAAAAATAAGCGATCAACACTGGTTGCCTTTTGAATATCCAAAATCTTTGTCAAGGATTAACTCTATATTTCAATGGCATGACATGACAAGTCAATTTAAAAATGAATGGGTTAGTTACATAGAGTGTGAATTTGATAGAAGAGACGAAGGATTTTGGTTCTATAACAACGGATTTCCTACATATATTACAGGAACTCATTATATGTACCTGCAATGGACAAAAATAGATATAGGAAAGCCAGAATTTAGAGAGGCTAATAGAATATTTTATATATACTGGGAAGCTTGTAAGTCAGATAAAAGAAGTTTTGGAATGTGTTATTTAAAAATAAGACGTTCAGGATTTTCTTTTATGGGGTCTTGTGAAGCAGTAAATACAGCTACTATAAGTAAAGATGCTAGAGTCGGCATACTATCTAAAACTGGTTCCGATGCTAAAAAAATGTTTACCGACAAAGTAGTTCCTATTTCTAATAATTATCCTTTCTTTTTTAAACCCATACAAGATGGTATGGATAGGCCAAAAACAGAATTGGCTTATAGAATCCCAGCCTCTAAGATAACAAAAAAGAATATGTTTGAAACAGAAGATGAGGAACTTGAAGGTTTAGATACAACAATAGACTGGAAAAACACTGCAGAAAACAGTTATGATGGAGAAAAACTAAAATTACTTATTCATGATGAATCTGGAAAATGGTTAAAGCCGGACAATATTATTAACAACTGGAATGTAACAAAGACTTGCTTAAGGTTAGGTAGCAGGGTAATTGGAAAATGTATGATGGGTTCTACCTCAAATGCTTTAGATAAAGGGGGTGAAAATTTTAAAAAGTTATTTTACGATTCTGATGTAAAAAATAGAAATCAAAACGGCCAAACTAAAAGTGGGTTATATAATTTATTTATACCTATGGAGTGGAATTTTGAAGGCTATATAGATAAGTATGGCATGCCTGTTTTTCACACACCCACTACAGGAGTGGAGGGATCTGACGGAGAGATGATATATCAAGGTGCAATAAATTACTGGGAGAATGAAGTAGATTCTTTAAAGAAAGATGCTGACGTTTTAAATGAATTTTACAGACAGTTTCCTAGAACAGACTCCCATGCTTTTAGGGATGAAAGCAAACAGTCATTATTTAATTTAACTAAAATATATCAACAGATTGACTACAATGATTCTTTAATTAAAGAACATTATTTAACAAGAGGCAGGTTCAGTTGGAAAGATGGCATCAAAGATTCTAAAGTGATTTGGTCGCCAGACAATAAGGGTAGATTCTTAATTTCATGGTTGCCAGAAAAAAATTTACAAAATTGTAGGGTAAATCAAAATGGTAAATATTTGCCTGGAAACGAACATTTAGGTAGTTTTGGATGTGACTCTTATGATATATCAGGGACTGTTGGTGGAGGCGGATCTAATGGCGCACTCCATGGTTTAACAAAGTTTAATATGGATAACGCTCCGAGTAATGAATTTTTTTTAGAGTATGTTGCCAGGCCACAAACTGCTGAGTTGTTTTTTGAAGATGTTTTAATGGCTTGTGTTTTTTACGGAATGCCTATATTAATTGAAAATAACAAACCTAGATTGTTGTATCATTTTAAAAATAGAGGTTATAGAAAATACTGCATGAACAGACCGGATAAAATTTATAATAAATTATCTAAATCAGAAAAAGAAATAGGTGGGATCCCAAATTCATCTGAAGAAGTAAAACAGGCGCATGCAAGTGCAATTGAAAGTTATATAGAAAAACACGTAGGTGTTGATATGGATGGAGCTTATAGAGATAAATTAGACATGGGGTCTATGTATTTTAATAGAACATTAGAGGACTGGGCTAGGTTTAATATTAATAACAGAACCAAGTTTGATGCAACGATTAGTTCAGGTTTGGCTATTATGGCTAATCAAAAACACCTATATACACCACAAAAAAAAGAGTCAAAAATAAAGATTAACTTTGCAAGGTATAATAATAAAGGATTATATAGCGAAATACGTAATTAATGGTAGATGTTAAAATTGATATAAATCCAATAGGGTTTCCGGATTTATTTGTTTCTGATAGTGAAAAAGATACAGTAGAATATGGATTGCAAATTGGACAAGCAATTCAATACGAATGGTTTCGTAAAGACAGTAGTACTTGTAGGTTTTATTCTCAATGGAGAGACTACCACAGATTAAGACTTTATGCAAGGGGCGAGCAATCTGTTCAGAAGTATAAAAATGAATTAGCAATTGATGGAGATTTAAGTTACTTAAATTTAGACTGGACTCCTGTGCCTATTATCCCAAAGTTTGTAGACATAGTAGTTAATGGTATGTCAGATAGACTATTTAAAGTTCAAGCATATGCTCAAGATGCTTTGTCAGCCGAAAAAAGATCTTCGTTTCAAGACATGATAGAGGCTGATATGGTTGCTAAACCTATACTTTCTCAAATTCAAAAAGGTTTTGGCGTAAACCCTTTTGCCACGGATCCTGATGAACTTCCTAATAATGATGAAGAGCTAGCTTTATATATGCAGCTTAATTATAAACCCGGTATTGAAATAGCAGAAGAAGAGGCTATTAATACAATGTTTGAAGAAAATCATTATTCACACATTAGGAGAAGGGTGGATTATGACATGACCGTATTGGGCATAGGAATTACAAAACAATATTTTTTACCAGGAGAGGGTGTAAAAATAGATTACGTAGATCCTGCTAATGTGGTTTACAGCTACACTGAAGACCCTTATTTTAAAGATTGTTTTTATTGGGGTGAAATAAAAACGGTGCCGATGACAGAGCTACCTAAAATAGATCCCACTATAACTAATGAAGAATTAGAAGAGGTTGCTAAATATAGCCAAGCATGGTATGACTACTACAATGTTGCTCAGTTTTATGAAAACAGTATGTTTTATAGAGACACGGCTACATTGCTTTATTTTAACTACAAGACTACAAACTCAATAGTATATAAAAAGAAAAAATTAGATGGCGGCGGAGCTAGAGTAATTGAAAAAGACGATCAGTTTAATCCACCCGATGAAATGATGGAGGAAGGTAACTTCGAAAAAGTCGAAAAGAAAATTGACGTGTGGTACGAAGGGGTAATGGTAATGGGAACAAACATTGTCCTACAGTGGAAGAAAATGGAAAACATGGTTAGACCTCAGTCAGCTTCACAGCACGCTATGCCTAATTATGTTGCTTGCGCACCAAGAATGTATAAAGGTGTTATTGAATCATTAGTAAGACGTATGATTACGTTTGCAGATTTAATACAAATGACGCACTTAAAGCTTCAACAGGTAATTGCTAGAACTGTACCTGACGGAGTGTTTATTGATGCAGATGGATTAAATGAAGTTGATCTTGGCACAGGTAACGCGTACAATCCACAAGATGCTTTAAGGCTATACTTTCAAACAGGTTCTGTAATTGGTAGAAGTTACACGCAGGATGGAGAGTTTAATAATGCCAGGGTGCCTATACAACAACTAACATCAAGCAGTGGTCAAGGGAAAATAAATAGCCTGGTTGGAACTTACAATCACTATATGGATATGCTAAGAGGCGTAACTGGTTTGAATGAAGCTAGAGATGGAACTAAGCCCGATCCTTATGCTTTAGTTGGCGTGCAAAAATTAGCCGCTTTAAATTCCAATACAGCCACTAGACATATACTTCAAGGTAGTTTGTACATAACACAGACGCTTGCAGAAGCGTTATCAATTAGGGTTGCAGATATTTTGCAATATGCAGAATTCAAGGAAGAATTTAAAATGCAAATAGGTAAATACAATGTAGGAATACTTGAGCAAATAAATGATTTATATATATATGATTTTGGAATATTTATAGAGGTAGCTCCAGATGAAGAAGAAAAAGCTCAACTAGAACAAAACATCCAAATGGCTTTATCTAAAAATGATATAAACTTAGAAGATGCGATTGACATAAGGGAGTTAAAAAATATAAAATTAGCTAATCAATTATTAAAAGTAAAAAGACAAAAGAAGCAAGAAAAGGATCAGCAATTTGCTATGACTCAAAAACAAATGGACGCTCAAACAAAAATGCAAGTACAGCAAATGCAGGCGGAGCAAGAAATGAGAAGGATTCAAATGGAAGGTCAAGTGCAGATGCAGGCAAAGCAAGCGGAAGTGGCATTTGATATAGAGAAATTAAAAAACGAAGCAATGTTAAAGCGTGAACTTATGCAGGTTGAGTTTGATTTTAATATGCAATTAAAAGGTAGAGAAGAGCAGGCAATTGATAAAAGAGAAGGAGAAAGAGAAAAAGCCAAAAACAAAAGAATAAGTCAAGCTAACACTGAGCAGTCTCAATTAATTCAACAAAGAAAAAATAATTTACCTCCAATTAGTTTTGAGTCTAATGAAGACACATTGGATGGTTTTGATTTAGCTGAATTTGAACCTAGATAATGTTTGAAAACTTTAATATTGAAAAATATAAACAAGTGCATTACCCTTCAGATAATTCACTTAAAACTTTGAATGAGATAAAAAAATTAAAAAAAACACCACTTAATACCATAGTGCCTAAAAAATACGATGACATATTTAGTGTCTTTCAAAATATATTTTCACATAGGCCGGAATCTTTTCCGTACAAAATAGTGGATAAGCTGTTGAGTGAATCTCAATCAGTTATTCTAAAAATTAAAAACTATCATAACAGGCCAAGGCCAAATGTAAACGCATTGAACTTTAACATGAAGCTAGAGTATTTAAAAATGGATAGCGCACAAACACCTGCATTTCCTTCAGGACACTCAGCACAATCTAGATTGGTGGCGCTAGCATTAACTAAATTATATCCTAATTTAAAAAATGAATTTAATAAAGCAGCTAAAAATATATCTGAAAGTAGGCTGTTGGCAAGAGTTCATTATGAGTCTGATAAAATAGTGGGAGAAAAATTAGGTGAAGACCTTTATACTCATATAAAACATCTAAAATATATTTAGAATTATTGTTTAACTTTGTAAAAATTAAATCAAATGGAAATAAAAGTAAGAGATTTAGGTGAAATGGAATCTAAATCAACACAGGAAATAGAAAAACAACTACTTGAAAAGCATGAGGCTCAGCAAGAATCCCTCGAGAAAACAAGTACAAACGAAGAAGTTCAGCGTGTAAACTTGCAGGAAGAAACACAAGAAGAACCCAAGCAAGAAGTAGTAGTTGAAGAAAAAATTGAAGAACCTGTTGTGGAATCACCCAGTGAATCTACACCAGAGATGTCTGAAAACGACGTTCTTTCATATATTGCAAACAAGTATGGCGAAGAAGTAAGTTCGCTAGACGACTTCATTGTAAAGCGAAATTCATCCGAAGAATTACCCGAAGATGTAAAAGCTTACTTTGATTATAAAAAAGAAACAGGAAGAGGAATTGATGATTTTGTTAGATTACAGCAAGATTATGATTCAATGAATCCTGATTCTTTAATTGCTAGTTATTATTCTGCAACCGAAGAAGGATTAGATTCTGAAGATATTAAATATCTTATGGATGAAAAATTCGGTTTTGACGAAGATTTAGATGATGATAAAGAAAAAAAGAAAAAACAATTAGCAAAAAAAAGAGAACTATCTAAAGCTAAGAAATACTTTAAGGAGCAGAAAGAAAAATACAAACTTCCTCTTGAGTCAAGAGAAGTTGTTTCTGAAAGCGATAAAAAGGAAGTCGAAGCATATAGAAAGTACATAGAGGAAAATGCTGCGTATGAGAAAAACGCGGCGCAGAAGCTACAGTGGTTTAAAAAAGAAACTAATAAAGTCTTTAATAAAGATTTCAAAGGTTTTGAGTTTGTTATTAACGAGAAAAAAATTTCTTATTTACCTGGGTCTGTAGAAGATGTTAAAAATAATCAATCAACTATTGAAAATTTTATTGGAAGATATGTTGACGATAAAGGATTGGTTAAAAACACTTCTCAGTATCATAGGGCTTTATCTATGGCAATGAATCCGGACAAGTATGCTAAGTTCTTTTATGAACAAGGCAAGGCCGATGCGGTAGAGAATATATCCAAAAAAACAAAAAATATAAATATGGATGTAAGATCTGCTCCACAAGCCACCACAAAATCTGGTTTCAAAGTAAGATCATTAAACCAAGATTCAGGTCGAGGTTTAAAGATTAGAAGTATAAAAAAAAGTAATTAATAACAATTTAAAAATTAAAAATTATGGCTGGTTCAGTTCAAGCTACTCCTACGTTTGCATTACAACCTAGTGCAGAAAGGGTAGCCGTACAATCAAACTATATAACTAATTTCAACTTCTTAAATCAGTATCTACCGGATACTTATGAAAAGGAATTTGAAAGATACGGGAATAGAACAGTAGCATCATTCTTAAGAATGGTAGGCGCTGAAATGCCTTCTAACTCTGACCTTATCAAATGGGCGGAGCAAGGAAGATTACACACTAAATACACGAATGTAACTTCAGCTGCAGCAGCAGCTCAAGATGTAGCTACACTAACAATCAATGACGCTCTTGTACCAGGTACAGGTGGAATTGCAATTAGAGTAGGTCAAACATTCATGTTATCTGACAGTTCAATTGGTTCTACAAATAGCAACAAAGGTATCGTTACTGGAGTTAACTATGGCGCAGGAACAATTGATGTTGCATACTATGAAGCAGGTGGTCAAACAATGGCTGCAGCTGTACAGTGTTCATTATTTATCTATGGTTCTGAATTCCAAAAAGGTTCAGTTGCTATGTCTAATTCATTAGAAGCTGATGACGTGATCTTCAGCAATAGCCCAATTATCATTAAAGATCTTTACGAAGTATCTGGTTCTGATATGGCGCAAATTGGATGGATTGAAGTAACTACTGAAAATGGAGCTTCAGGATACCTATGGTATTTAAAATCAGAGCATGAAACAAGATTAAGATTCGAAGATTACCTAGAGACAGCAATGGTGGAAGCAGTTCCAGCAGAAGCAGGATCAGGTGTGGCAGCTATTGCGGCTGGTGTATCATCAGGTACAGGTAATAAAGGATCTGAAGGATTGTTCTATGTTTTAGGTCAAAGAGGAAATGTTTGGGGCGGTGGAATTCCAGCGGCTTTAGCAGACTTTGACGCTATTATTCAGAGATTAGATAAGCAAGGTGCTATCGAGGAAAATGTATTATTTGTTAATAGAGAATTTTCTTTTGACATTGATGATATGTTAGCTGCACAAAATTCATACGGTGCAGGTGGTAGTTCTTATGGTTTATTTGATAACGATGAAGAAATGGCATTGAATTTAGGATTCTCTGGATTCAGAAGAGGTTATGACTTCTACAAAACAGATTGGAAATACCTTAACGATCCTACTATGAGAGGTGATATTGTTGGAGGAAAAGTGAACGGGGTACTTGTACCTGCTGGATCTACTTCAGTATATGATCAAATCTTAGGTAAGAACGCTAAGAGACCATTCTTGCATGTAAGATATAGAGCTTCTGAAACTGAAGATAGAAGATATAAGACATGGATTACGGGTTCTGCTGGTGGCGCTGCTACTACAGGTACTGATGTAATGCAGGTTAACTTCTTATCAGAAAGAGCGCTTTGTACTTTAGGTGCAAACAACTTCTTCTTATTCCAAAATGCATAATAAGTAGTTTAATAATATCGGGGGGTGGATACCACCCCCTTGATATTTTATATAAATTTTAAATTAAATCAAATGAAAAAAGAAAAAAAAGTATACGAAGATAAAGTATACAGACTCAGAAGAGACGCAGCACCACTTTCCTATATGCTGTCAACTAAACATACAAAAAGACAAGCTTTACTTTTCTTCGATGAAGAAACAGGTTTAAACAGAGCGTTAAGATATGCTAGAAATCAAAAATCAATTTTTGAAGACGAGCAAGATGGTAATGCTATTTTAGAACCTATTATATTTGAAGAAGGAATGCTAAGGGTACCAAGACAAAACCAAATACTCCAAGAATTTTTAAAACTACATCCAGGTAATGGTAATATATTTTTTGAAGTAAACAACGAGCAAGATGCCAATGTAGCTATGGAAGCTATGAACTTTGAATTAGAGGCGCAAGTCGCTGCACGTGATTTAAGCCTTTCTAAGCTTGAAAGTATTTCTAGGGTTATATTAGGGGTTCGAGCTGATAAAATGACAACAGCTGAGCTTAAAAGAGATATAATGGTATTTGCTAGAAGAGACCCTCAAGAATTTTTAGACCTTATCAATGACCCTATGGTTGGTCTACAAGATGAGGTGGTAAGATTTTTTAGTGCCACTTTATTGCAAATGAGAAATAAAAATAGAGACGTGTATTTTAATTTAAAGAAAAACAAAACTAAAATGCTTACTGTTCCTCACGGAGAAGAGCCGTCTTATATTGTAGCTTCTTATTTTCAAACAGATGAAGGAGTAGAATCCTACAAGTTGTTAAAGAAAATGTTAGACAAATAAAGGAGTATATCCTCGAATAAATCAAATCGTCTTTTTTTTATGTATCTTTGTATAAACACGTGATACGATGATAAACGAAGTACGAAATGCAGTCATGGCTGTAATAAATAAAAACAACTACGGATATATTTCCCCTAGTGATTTTAATTTATTTGCAGAGCAAGCGCAACTTGATATATTCGAGGATTATTTCTATTTATATAACAATCAACTAAATGCTGAGGTAATGCGTAAATCCGGAACTGGATATGCAAATATCACCAAGGGTATTATTGAAGTTATAGATAGTTTTTCTGTCAACACATTTTTAACTCAAGCTAACGCCAACACCTACACATTACCTAGTGATTACTATTTAGTAGATAAAATATTTTATTACTCAAACGTACTAACGTCAGGGGTTTCAGACACTTCTGGAAGTTTATTTGATCTTACAGATATTGATCAGACTTTTGAAAGTACAGTTCAGGTTGGAAACCTAGTGGTTAACACGACAGACAAAACACAAGCTTTTGTTACAATAGTTGGAAGCAACAAACAAATTCGTTTAAGTGAAGATATTTTAAGCACTGCAGGAAAAAATTATGTTATTTACTCAAACACTCATATAAGAGAAGTAGAAAGAGTTACACAAAATAAAATATTTTATCTAACCAATTCTAATATTGCTGCTCCTACTACTATGTTCCCAGCATATGTATTAGATAGTGCAACTGGAACGGCACTAGGGAATACAGTTACCGTTTACCCTACGACTATCACTGGAGCAGCGGATATACATGCGCAATATGTCAGGTATCCATTAGCCCCTAAGTGGACATTTACAACTTTATCTGGAGGCGAACCGGTGTTTAATGCGTCTGCGGCAGACTACCAGGATTTTGAATTACCCACTTCTGACATGAATGGCTTAGTAAATAAAATATTACAATACGCAGGGGTATCAATAAGAGAGGGAGATGTAGCTAAGTTCGGGCAATCATTAGAATCAGAAGATAGATTAACAGAAACCACACAATAAGATTATGGCATACTTAACAGGTTATCAATATTATGAAAATTCAGGAACCGCTCCTACAAATCAAAACTGGGGTAGCTATCAATATGTTTCATTGGAAGATGTTGTAAATAACTTTATGCTTATATACAATGACAATCTTCAGCTTATTAATAATGTTACTAGGTATCAAGTTTTGTTTTACGCAAAGAGAGCTATTCAAGAATTAAACTATGATGCATTCAAAGAAGTTAAAGTTTTAGAATTAGATGTTAGTGATCAATTACGTTTTGTTTTGCCGCCAGACTTTGTAAACTACGTAAGAATATCTATGTTTAAAGATGGAATGCTTTACCCATTAAGTGAAAACATACAGATTAATTCAGCTACAAGTTATCTGCAGGATAATAATTGTGATATATTATTTGATGTAAATGGAAATATTTTGCAGGCTGAATTTTCTACAGTAGATAGAGAGAGAATAGCTGGTACAAAAAGATCAATCTACCTAGGTCATGGGCCTTATAATGGAAGAGAAGGATTCTGCGTTGATGGATGCTGGTATTTCAACTACAGAATTGGAGCAAGGTTTGGATTAAATACTGAGACGGCAAACATAAATCCAACGTATAGAATAGATAAAAAAGCAGGTGTAATTAACTTTAGTTCAGGTATGGCTAATCAACTATGTGTGTTAGAATATGTTTCTGATGGAATGGAAAACGGAGACGATAGTTCTGTGAGCGTTAACAAATTATTTGAAGACTATATATATGCATATATTAAATACGCTATATTAAATTCAAAGCTAGGAGTACAAGAGTATATAGTTAATAGAGTGAGAAAAGACAAATCAGCTCTTCTAAGAAATGCAAAAATTCGCCTAAGCGACATACATCCAGGTAGGCTTTTAATGAATCTTAGAGGTCAATCAAAGTGGATTAAATGACAGTAATACAAACTAATTTTATTAAAGGCCGAATGAATAAATCGGTCGATGAAAGATTACTTCCACCGGGAGAATATGTGGATGCTCAGAATGTAAGACTTGGATCTACTGAAGACACAGAAATAGGTTCTGTAGAAAACTCTAAAGGAAATTCTTTATTAGCCACTCTTACTTATAATGGAGCAGCGGTAGCCGGGGCTAAGTGTATTGGGACTTTAGAAGATGGTGTAAATAATACGATTTACTGGTTTGTTCATGGTTCAATTGTTGACATGATTGTTTCTTATAATGTTATAAATCGCAATCTAATATACCATGTAATATCTACAAGTGTATTAAATTTTGATCCACAGTATTTAATAAACTCAGTAAATAAAATTGACAACCTGCTATTTTTTACAGACAATATCAATCCCCCTAGATGTATTAATGTAGACAGAGCTTACCTGCCTCCAACTGTATTAAATGTAGATCAGATTACAGCCGCAGAATTAAATGTTATCAAAGCGCCCCCAATGAACGCTCCTACTGTAAATCTTTTACAGTCAGGCCAAGAAGAAAATTTTCTTAAAAAAAACATAATTAGTTTTGCTTACAGGTATCAATACTTGGATAACGAATATTCGGCTATATCTCAATTTAGCGACATTGCTTTTGTTCCTGATTTTTTTAGTTTAAATACCAGTGATTTATCTAATTCAGGGATGGAGAATGTTTTTAATACAGCTGAAATTTCATTCAATACAGGAAGTAAATTAGTTAAAGAAATAGATTTGCTGTTTAAGTATGCAAACCAACCAGGTGTATATGTCATTGAAAAATTTAACAAAGGTATTTTAGGGTGGTCTAATAATATAACTAGAACACAAAGTTTTAGACACAACCAAATATATACTGCATTAGCCGACAATCAACTAACAAGACTATTTGACAATGTTCCTAGAACAGCTAAGTCACAAACGATTATGGCTAATAGATTGATGTACGGTAATTATGTTGATGGATACAATGTAAATAGCCAGCTGAATTATACCGTTGCATTAAATAGAGAGTTAATTAATCTAAATGAATTTACAGGGGTCTTATCATCAGGCGTTTACACTATAGATGTTGGTAAAACAATAAGTAATTCTGTTGTTACATTTGATTATACGGATATTGATAGCCCGGATTTATTAAAACAAGATTCACAAATAGGTTTTCAGTTTATATTTAAATCAAATCAATTTACTGCCCCAGGAGGAGGTTCGCCTCCTATAACCGCTTCACAGGCAGTTACTGAAATTACTTTTACAATCACCCTAAATCAAAACTACAATAGTATATACGATTTTTTTAATGGAACTTTTGTGGCTCAGCAAGTGAGCTCAGGTGTGTCGGGGTCATTTCCCGGCACAGGAATAAGTCCATGTACGGGCACTACGTTTACAGATATTTTAAACTGCGCTATTGAAGATCAAGCGCCACACCTACACACATTTTCCGGCATAGATAATAGAGACGAAGGTATAAAAATCACAACCAGTCCAGGTAGCTCATCAGTAAGCTTACAGTTAGTTGCGGCTGAATTTGATGCGCCAGGATCACCAAACCCGGATATGTTTGGATACTATGAATTTACAACTGCTCAATCTGATTACTCTTCAAATGGAAATAGAAAAAGCCTACATAGCAACAGAAATTATGATGTAGGGATAGTATACATGGATGAATACTTGAGAAGCACCACAGCTTTAACTTCTCAAAATAACACAATTTATGTACAGCCCTCAAGCTCGATAACAGCAAACAGCTTAAAGGTTACAATACCTACTACAATGAGTCCGCCAAGTTGGGCAAGCAAATATAAATTTGTAGTAAAAAGAGCGGAAGATACTTATGAAACAATATATTCAGTAATTGCATTTGATGATGACTCTACCAATTCAGTGTGGATTAGGCTTGAGGGTGATAATCAAGTAAAAACAAAGAAAGGGGACACATTAGTTGTAAAAGCAGATGTAAGCGGCCCTTTAAATACAATAGTAACTACCAAAGTTTTGGCGATAGAATCTAAAGCAAATAACTTTTTGACCCCTGGAGCTTCACAAGGTATTGGGAGCAACGCTCCATTTATTTCAGAACCTGCTGGACTGTACATGAACCTAAAACCTCAAGGCTTTACAATAACTGATGATGTAAATGGATTTTTTGATAGCGGTCAAATAGGCGGTAGAAGTGGTAAAAGAGGGGGGCCAGCGGCAAAAGCAGGGGTTCCTTGCTTCAAAGAAACTATAGATGCCTCTGGTAATATACAAGTTGAAAACATAGATATACCTGAGGGATCATTAGTAAACTTTGCGTTAAGATTTAATAGAAATGCAAGTGACGGCGGATTTTTGGTGGGTAGTTCAGAACAAAAAACATATGACTACAACAGAACAGTAGTTGCTTCTCAAAACTACAATTCAATGTTTGAATTTGTTAACGGTGAGGGTATTGATTTTACAGAGGGTGTAGCGTCAGGAACCGGAACACAACCGACTAATGTATATACTAACACTACTGGTAATTTAGCTACTGAGTTTGACAATGTTGATTTTCAACCTAGCAGTCCTGCAGAAAATAAATATAGATTTTATACAGTTGGTGCAGCTACACCTGCTTCAGTGCCAACAACACCCGCAACTAATGGAGCAAAACTTACCCTTGGGCTTGTAAGTGGAAATGGAGGAGACAGTGGTCAGAGAACTAGAATAGAAGGCCAGATAACAATCAATATCGGTACGGCCTCACTTATATTAGAAACAGAGCCCTTGAACGCTGACTTAGATATATACTATGAAAACGACGAAGTGTTTGAAATTACAGGAGGCTTTCATCAATCTGGAAGTAAAACAGGAGATCAAAACCAAACTGGTGCACAAGCAGCTATTGTAAACCTAGGATTTTTTGACTGTTTTTCATTTGGTAATGGAGTTGAAAGC